ACGCCGTTGACGACCGCGCGGCGAACGGCCGTCTCGATCGTGTCCACATGGCTTGAAGGATAAGTAATCGACTGAACGCCGGTCCGTGCGAGGTCCTTGACCGCGTTCCTGATCGCGGTATTATAGTCAAACGCCCCTGACGTGACCTGCAGCCAGGCCCGATCAAGAGCGTCTTCAAATTGCTTTGCCGCTGTGTTCGCGGTCGTGCGAGTCAGGTTGCGGAAGATTCCGCTTGTTTGCTGAAGACCGCTTTGCAGCGCTTCGCGAACGCCGGCGACCGCGAGAGGGTCAACGTCACCCATGCCCGCGGCCGCGTAGATTTTCGCGTCAGAGGTAAGCGCCTCGTCAACGGCCTGCGCCATGAGCTTTTTGAGCTCAGCCTGAGTCTTTCCCGTGAGAGCTGCGAGCTGCTGCTCGATCTCGGTCTCAAGCATCCCCATCGCCCGAAGACGCTGGTGTTGATGCTGGACCGCGGGAATGTAGTAGTCGTACTTCGCGATGCGTTCGGCCATATTCGCGAGAATGTCTTGCTCGATCTTTCCATAAAGCTCGACAAGCGCGTCTGGAGTCGCCGCCAGGTATTCAGGCGTCAGCATCAGCCGAGATTAAAGGGGTCCGCTGTGGACTCCGCGGGACACATGCTTTTTGCGACCTCTTCGGTCTCGTTGTACCACTTGACGCGGTACTCCCACTTCTGCATAAGACCGTCGCGAACGTCCTGGCGGTCACGTTCACGCAAAGCGTCCTTATCGGTGAGAATACTATCGTCAAAGTCGATATAGAGCTCATACTCTCCGCGGGGCGCAAGGCCGTAGAGAGTGGCGTACACGTCAACGCCGTAGACCGCGTTTTCGAGTGCGGCCTTGAAGCGATCTTCAAGAGCCTTGACCGTGTTAAACTTGCGAATCTTCGCGGACATGACCTCGGTCGCGGTCTTTTCCACAGTCGCGGGGTCGGAGAGATCGCCGTAAGCAAGGCCGGTATTGAACTCAATGCGGCGCAAGATCGCCTGCAAGCCCTCGTAGTAGCCTGCGTGCCGAAGCGCTGGGGAGAACTCCTTGAAGAAGTCGTCCGAGTCGTATGGCATTTGAATGAAGAGCCGATCGCCGAGCAAGGGATTTGCCTTACTGCCAGGCAGCGAGCCAGAGATCGCCTCGGGAGTGCCGATGATCTTACGCTCGGCGCTCTCAAATTCATAGAGGAAGCGCGCCCACTGTTCATCGGCGTCACGAATCAGGTCCTCAGTCGCGCCGCCATAAATGGAGACGCCCAAGCTGGACGCGGTATCAATGTTGTTGCTGACAGGCGGCGTGAAGTAGCCAAAAAGCGGCTTTTCAACATTGTTGATCTGAACCTCTTCGGGAATAGCAGCCCACTCAGGAACGCGACCGAGCTCGACCTCGCTGCCGGTGATACCGTTCTCGTCAGAGGTAAAAGCCTTGTTGCGAATTGTATAGACGCCGTTGGCGAAGTCATGGTACTCAAGCTTGACAAAGTAGCTCTTATCAACTTTGACCGGCTGACTCTTGAACACGCCAGAGACGCAGTTATCCCCATCGTCAAAGCGAAGAGGGATAAAAGACGCGGCGCTCGTGCTATCGATGAAGACGTTTCCGCCCGAGACATACGGCTTGAAGGCCATACCGCCGAGAGCCATGCAAAGCTCGATGCTGTTTTGCACGTTCGACTGGAAGCGCGTCAACTGCTCGTTGATAAAGTCGGCGCGAGGACCGCCGTCAGCCGTGATCGTCATTTCCGAAGAGACGACCTGCGCGAACTCCTTCGCAATCGCTCGCGGGAGACCGAGAGGCTTGACCTCGTCGTCGGCCCACTCGGGCTTATCGACGTACATGCCGTACCACCGACTAATGGCGCGAGACATTTTATCGCTGACGAGCGGGTCCGCATCGAAACTCTTATAAATCACGTTGGAAGGCACAAGCACATTTCTCGAAAATGCACCGAGCTTTCCCCAAAGGTTATTTAATGCCATACGCCCTCACCTCGCGTTTCATAATCGTGCGGACAAAATACCGCGTTTGGTCCATGCTGTGATCGTTTTCTTTAATCACGGCGTCGCTCGAAGCCTTTTCGTCCCACGCATACGCGCCGAACTCAGCTTTCGTATTGACACACGTCTTATTGAAATGGAGCAAGCCCGCTTGCAGCATTGTTCCAGTATCGCGAATACCGTCAAGCACGTCATTCTTTGCGTTCTTGACACTGAATTTGCCGTGTCGCCTGATTGTCTCTTTGAAGGACGCAGCCGAAGGGTCAATGACGACTTGCTCAATCAAGTAACCATCTGCGAAGGCCTCAAGATCGGCATAATACTCTTCATCGGTCTTCTGCTTGCCCTTCTTGCGGCCGTCGTAGTAATACTCTTTTACCATGAAGGCCGAATTGCCTTTTACACGCCAAAGCCCGAAGACACACGGGTTGAGTGTGCCGTAGTCGCAGCTAATGTAATAGCGACCGCGCGAGCCGTCGTCGTCGATCATGTGCTTTTTCGCGTCAAAGAAGGGATAAACCAGGCCTTCGGCCTTCGTCCACTTTCCGAGGATATACCGCGCGTAGAAAACGCCCGTATACATGCCCTCGTAGCGCTGCTTGATCTTCTCGGAAAGGCTGAGGTTGTCAGCCATCGTGAAATGCAGGTGAAGGACGTTCCTGCGCTTGCACTCAAGCACCCATTCTTTGTAGAACCAGTGCATGGGGCCTTCGGGGTTACAGTTAAACCAGAACTTGCTCCCCGCGACCGAGCATCGGGCGAGAGCCTGCTCAACGAAGGACCGCGGCATAAGCGCGACCTCGTCAAAAAGAACGCCTGCCAGGGTCATGCCCTGAACAAGCGTATAACTGGATTCGTCACGACCTCCGAAGAGGTAGTAGGTATTGCTATGACCGCCGACTGAGATAATCAGCTTATTCTCAGCGCGCCGCTCGGTTACCTTGAAAAGGCCCTCGAGCCAGGAGGGCAAATGCACGATCACATTGCGGCGCAGAGACTCGATCGTGCGGCCGCAAATGGCGAAGCTCTCATTGTTGAAAGAGTACATGCTCCAAAGAATAAAGCCGACTGCCATTGAGACGGTCTTGCCCGATCGAATGGAACCGTCACAGAGAATGCCGTCATAGCCTGCAAACTCAGGTCTCTTCCACCACGTCAGCGTCAACGTCTGCCGAGGACTGAATCTCTGGTATTTCATTTAGATCGATTCCCCCCTCTGCAGCGCCGGCGATCGCCTCAAAGAGGTTATTCTTCTGCGTATCGCCCTCTGGATTCGTCCCATCAAAGAGACCGAGATATTTACCAAGCATCTCGAGAGCGCGAGCCTTATCAGCGAGTTTGACCTCTACGCCATACATACCCTCCTTGACAGAGGCGAGAGCTGCCAGCTTATCAGCGGCCACGTCGTCAGAATCTTTAATGAGAACGTGGCCGCCTTGAATCGTCAAAAAGTCGGTAGCCTTCGCGAAGCCGATCGAAGCGAGTTCTTTCAGGACACGCTCTCGCGTGATCTCGAGCTTTTCAGCCGCCGATTTTTGTCTTTTTTGGATTGCGGCTTGAATTTCGGGTTTCTTCAAATTTGAAACGCCGATCGAGTAAGCCGTCTTTTTGCTATATCCTGCACGGATTGCGGCTTGCGTCGCATTCAGGTCGACAAGGTATTCATCGACAAACTTTTGCATCTTCGGAGTCATTTTGCCTGCCACGCTCACCACCTCCAAACGCAGCAAAATGAAAAGAGCGACTGTTTCCAGCCGCTCTTCTTCAGGAGGAAGGACAATGGCCGTGCTCGCCAAAACCTTCCATACCAGTATACAATGTGACCCCAGGAATTAACGCGCTTTAGCCTAAAATAATCATAATACCGCATTTACGCCGGAATTAGCGCGCTTGCCGCCTCCTGCAATGCGAGTAAAGCTCTGCGGTGAAGCTCCTGGGTCCACCTGAATGTATAATTCATTCTGACGGCGATCTCCTCCCACCGTAAGTAGCTGAGATACCGAAACTCGAGGACGGTCTTGAAGTTCAGGTCCTCAACAAGCTCCTTGATGATCTGAGAGGTCTGCCGCTCAAAGTCAGCGATCTCCATGATCTCGCCCTTGATTTCCTCCTGCAGCGTCACGATCGCAACGACGCAGTTCTCAGTCTTGCTCGTGGGATAACCGCCGCCGCTCGAAGCGTTCTCGGGATTTGCCGTAATAGACTCGGCGATCTGCCGCCACTCTTCAATGCGTTCTTGCCTTGCGGCAATACGCTCCTTTGCGCGATAGCCGCGATTGAGTACGGCCATCGGGTCGTCAGATAATGACTGTAAGACTTCTTCTGTCATGTTACCTCCTTGATTCTGGCCTTGACCGCCTCAAGCAAAGCGTTCTGGCCTGCCTCTTTGTCTCGTAAGACAATATCGTAAATACGTTCGTCGATCGTGCCTTTCGCCGCGAGCGTGTGAATGAGAACGGGCTCAGCCTGCCCGCGCCGGTGAAGACGCTTATTCGCCTGCTGGAAAAACTCAAGGTTCCAAGTTGGGCTATACCAAATCGCGATATGACCGCCGAACTGTAAATTGAGACCATGACCGGCGCTTGCGGGATTTGCGAGAAGAATCGGAATCTCCTTAGCGTTCCACCGCTTAACGACATTCTCCTCTTTTACATGAACGGCCTGAGGGTACCGCGCTTGCAGCCGATCAAGCTCATGCTTGTAGTTGTAAAACACCAAAACCGGTTGACCGTTCGCCTCTTCGATAAGCTGGTCTAAGACCTCGAGCTTTTGGTCATGGACGATCTGGGCCTTACCGTTCTCGTCGTAGACTGCGCCGCCGGCCAACTGCAAGAGCTTATTTGTCAAGATCGCAGCCGTTGCCGCATCGACGTCGCCGTCTGCAAAAGGTAGCAGCATAGTCCTTTCAAGCTGTTGATACATAGCCGCTGCTTTTTCTGAGAGTTTGACCTCATGGGGAATCGTAAGCCGTTCAGGAAGGCCCGTCGTTTCCATGCTGATACAGAGATCGCTCAGTTTCGCAAAGATTGCCTCACGGGCCCCGTCCTTCAAGTTCCAGTCATAGACGATTCCATTCGGCCCGCGTCTGCCAGGCGTGAAGTAGGTATCGCGATAGGCCGACAATGTTCGACCAAGCCGCGCGCCTTCGTCCAGGAGATAGACCTGAGACCAAAGATCGAGTAGCCCATTCGGGGCCGGCGTACCTGTAAGGCCGACAATTCGATCGATATATTTTCGGACTTTCCGAAGAGCCCTAAAGCGCTGCGCCTTGCTGGACTTAAAGCTCGATAGCTCGTCGATCACGACCATATCAAAAGGCCACTTCTTCTTGTAGTAGTCGACGAGCCAAACAACATTTTCACGATTGACGATATAAAAATCGGCGTCAGTATGCAGCGCGTCAATTCGCTCCTGCGCTGTGCCGATAATCAGAGAATAAGTCAGACCCTCAAGCTGGTCCCACTTCGCCAGTTCGTCGGGCCACGTCTCTCTCGCAGGAAGGAGCGGCGCAATCACAAGAACCTTGCTTGTCTCAAAATAGTCCCGCAGCAGTTTCTCACATGCCGAGAGCGTGATCGCCGTCTTGCCGAGGCCCATATCGAGGAACAGGCCCGCGGCCTTATGCTCAAGGACAAACTTCTCAGCAAAAGCCTGATAGGGGTAGGGCGTGTATTTCATGCCTGCACCCCGATCTCAATAAGCCGCTGACGAAAGACGTTTGCGTCGTCGATCAGCCAGACATGGCAACCCAGTCCCTCCAAAATGCGAAAGACCTTCTTTTGCTGCTCGCTCCGTCCGTCGTTCAAGCCTGGGCGCTTGAGCTCGACAAAGATGATATGGGGCCCAGGTAAAATACAGATTCGGTCAGGCACGCCCCGACGTCCAGGACTTACCCACTTCCAAGCCACGCCCCCGAGGCCCTCGACTTGTCGGCGGATATTCCTTTCAACTGTTGATTCTTTCAAAGCTACCTCCTGTTGTAGCGAAAATAGCGGAAATAGCAAAAAAGCGGTTTCCCTATATATGACATTAAAAATAAGGGTATATAACTAATAACGCTTAATATATTTTCTTAATTATTAGCCCTTATATATAATTTTGCTATTTTTGCTATAATTGCTATAGGCCTTGCAAACACTGGCTTTTTTTAATAGCGGCCCATTTTTTAACTTTGCTATTTTCGCTACAAAATCAAAATCTGAGCCGCTATTAACGCGCTATTCTATACGAACATAGCCTCTTTGCTTTCCATAAATCGGACCGCAGTCAACGCAAGATCGGGACGTCCAACCAGGCAACCGTTTCAGCATAGAATTGATTTCACGTGTTTGCATCGGCGTATAATCGCGAACTGAGCCGCCAAAAAGCTCACGCCAAATCTCCATAGCGCATACATACCTGCGAGGTACTGTCCCTTGCGCCTGCTCGTCAGAAAAGCCGTCCGCCCAAAAAGCGAGTCTCTGCTCAAGGTCTCTCGAGGCCCAGTCTTCTGGTAAGAGCGTGTTGACGAATTTCTCAATAAGGCTCTGCTTGCCGTTCATTTCAGTATGCTCGTCCTGAATTGCCCGCGCCTCAGCCTCAATCTTCGCGTCATTCAAGTACCAGACTTCACCGGCATTATACCGAACCATGATCTCCGCCCATACCTGATCGACGATCTCAGGCGTAAAGTAATCACCTGTCTCTCGGCCCTTGTCCGTGACCGTAACAGGCCAAAAACGGCGGCCCCCCGCCGCCGCTCCCCCGGAATCCTCCCCCATTGGCGTCC